TGCTTCACCAATTACTGCCGTATTTCCTCCTTATCCTTTTATTCAAGCGGGAATAGCGGGAGCCTTTGCGCTTAAAACTATTAAAAGTATTGTAGCTCCTAAACCAAAAATGCCCTCTGTTAGCGGCGGTGGCGGTGGATCTTCGGCGCCTCAAGCTCCGGCGTTTAATGTTGTTGGAGCATCTCCCGAAAATCAATTAGCCGAAACAATAGGAGAGGATAATAAAAAGCCCGTTAAAGCTTTTGTAGTTAGCGGAGACGTTAGCACCGCTCAATCTCTCGAAAGAAACATAGTCGAAGGAGCCTCAATAGGTTAACAAAAAAAACAAAATAGTATTATAATAGTATGGAAATAATAGAACTTTTTATAGACGATAACGACGACGTCTCCGGAGTAGAGGCAATTAGTGTAGTGGAATCTCCTGCAATAGAATCCGATTTTTTAGCCTTAAAAAACCAAGAGTTTAAACTAGCCGAAGTAGATACTGAAAAGCGTATTCTGATGGGCGCCGCTCTTATTCCAAACAAACCCATATATAGAGTTGAAGGTTCGGAAGGTACTAAAGATTTTAAAGAATATTATATTTACTTTTCAAAGAATACCGTAAGAAAAGCAAGCGAACTTTTTTTTATACAAGGAAATCAAAATAACGCAACTTTAGAGCATCAATTAGAGATAAAGGGACTTACTGCGGTGGAATCTTGGATCGTAGAAGGAGAGCAAGATAAAAGCCGTATGTATAACTTAAATACTCCCGTAGGTACTTGGATGGTATCAATGAAAGTAAATAACGATGAAGTTTGGCAAAAAGTTAAAAAAAATGAAATTAAAGGTTTTAGTATAGAGGGATATTTTGCTAATAAGCTAGATAGACCAAACGAGCCCGTTAAAAATAAAACTTCTATTAAAGAGGAAATGGCAACTGAATTAATTAACGAGTTAAAGTCTATTTTAAAAGGCGAAAAATTAGAGTCTTACTCTGACTATCCTACTGGCGTAAAAAACAACGCTAAAAAAGGCATTGAACTAAACAAAAAAGTAAACAATAAATGTGCTACTCAAGTAGGAAAGGTAAGAGCGCAACAATTAGCAAAAGGAAAGCCCATAACAATAGAAACTATTAAAAGAATGTTTAGTTATTTGAGTAGAGCGCAAGAAGACTATAACGAAAGCGACTCTAAAGCTTGCGGCACTATTTCTTATTTATTATGGGGCGGAAAAGCCGGTTTACGTTGGGCGGGTTCTAAACTTAAAGAACTTGATTTAATAGAGGAGTCTTTAAAAAAACCCTGTTACGAAGGTTACGAAATGATAGGTTTTAAAATGAAGAACGGGAAAAAAGTACCTAATTGCGTGCCAAAAAATTAATATGAGTACTATTCCAAGCCCCCAAAACGATAAACGAGCTTGCCTATGTAAAGACGGCAAGAGCTACTCTAAAAAATGTTGTGACGGAACTTTAGAGGCTCAAGGTATAGGAAGTACGGTTAAAATAGATACTATTTCCTACTATACCGTTACTAGTTGCGTCTCCGGAACTCAAAATATAAGAGTTTTAGGAAGATCCTTAACGGTAGGAGGTAAGTATTATTTAAATTTTGTTCATAATCAATTATCCGGATGCTACACTATAACCGCTACAAGAAACAACGGAGACGAACGTATTAATAATGAGACTAGTTATCTTAATTGCAACGCTTGTATAGCGGCTAACTAAAAATACAACAAACCTTATAAGTTATTATTATATAATTAACTCGTTTGTAAACCCAAAATATAACAAACTATTTTAAAACCTATTATAAGTATATGAAAGCGACAGATGTATTGAATAAAGTAAAAGACGTTCTAGGCGTCGAACTATCCGAAAAAAAAGAAGTTAAATTAGCTCAAGCAGAGCTAGAAAACGGCACAATTATAGAATCTGAGAGCTTCGAAAAAGGCTCAGAAGTTTTTATAGTTACCGAAGACGAACGAGTAGCCCTACCAATTGGTGAATATAAATTAATTGACGGTGAAGTATTAGTAGTTTCTCAAGAAGGGATAATAGATTCTATTGGAGCGGCGGAAGAAGCCCCGGTAGAAGAAGAAGTAGAAGCGGAAGAAGCTCCAAAAGAGGAAATGGCTTACGCTACTAAAGAAGAACTAGAAGAAGTTAAAAAGGTAGTAGAGGAAATTAAAGCTATTTTAGATCCTAAAGAGGAAGAAATGAGCGAAGACGTTACAGATACCGGAGTTAAATCCGAAGAGACTACAACTAAAACGGTATACGCTAAAAAAGAAGAGTTAAGCGAGCCGGTACAAAAGGTTAATCATAACCCGGAAAACGAAAATAAAAACTCGACTAATCTTTATTCTCAAAAAAGGAGCAATAATACTTTAGATAGAGTAATGAGAAAAATTTCAAATTTTAATAAATAATAACTATGTCTACAAAAATAACTACAAGTAATAGCGTATTACGAGCAAGATCTAAACAACAATTTTTAACCGATAATACACCGATTAGCATTAACGATGCGGGAACAGAGTTTAACGTTGCAACGGATGCAAAAGTTTTGTCTTTACCGACAATTTCAGCGGAAAATATCGGCGCAGAGTATACGTTTAGAAATACGGGAGCGGATGGTAATAATACCCTAACAATTAGCCCGGCAGCGACAGATGCAATTCACGGAGCAGTTGCGGCGGTTTCTTCAGGCGGCGTAAACAACAAAGACTGGATCAACACGAAAGCGTCGGCAAATAAAGGCGATTGGTGTACAATCAAAGCTATATCTCTTACCGATTGGTATATAACAGGCGGAGACGGCGTGTGGGCTTCAGAATCATAATAATTAATAAATAAAAAAATATATAAAATGGCTACAACTAATTCAATTACAACCAGTTATGCGGGCGAATTCGCTGGACAATTTATCAGCGCTGCGCTTCTAAGCGGGTCTACTTTGGACAACGGTTTAATTACCGTAAAACCTAACATTAAATTTAAAGAAGTAATTAAAAAGGTATCAAGCGACGATATCGTAAAAAGCGCCACGTGTGATTTTGACCCAACTTCTACTCTTACATTGACTGAACGTATAATTCAGCCGGTTTCACAACAAGTGAATCTGCAACTTTGTAAAGCAGATTTCCAATCAGACTGGGATGCTATATCTATGGGATACAGTTCTTTCGACCAATTGCCTACTTCTTTTGCAGATTTCTTAATTGGACACGTTTCAGCTAAAGTAGCTCAAAGAACGGAGCAAAGCATCTGGAATGGCGCAGCGGCGAGTGCTGGGCAGTTCGGAGGGTTTACCGAACTATTAACAGCCGACGGAGACGTAACGGATGTTGCAGTGGTTGGTGGAGGCGTAAATGCCGGAAATGTAATCGCTCAATTAGGAGCCGTGGTAGATGCTATAAGCTCAAATTTAATAACGAACGACGACCTTTTTATATATGTGTCTCAAAACGTTGCTAGAGCATACGTAAGAGCCCTGGGTGGATTTGCCACAAATGTAGGCGCCGCCGGTATTGGCTCAGATGGTACACAATGGTATACCGGAGGAACACTAAGCTTTGATGGAATTAAAATCGCGGTAGCTAATGGATTATCCGACAATAAAATGGTAGCTGCAGAAAAAACTAATCTTTATTTTGGAACGGGCTTACTGTCCGACCAGAACGAAGTGAAGGTCATAGATATGGCGGACATTGACGGAAGCCAGAACGTACGTATCGTTATGCGATTTACAGCAGGGGTTCAGTACGGGATCGGTTCAGATATTGTGCTCTATTCTTAATATATAATTAATCAATTTAAAAGGGTAGGTAAGCCAAAAAGCCTACTTACCTTTTTTTATTTAAAAAAAAAATACAAATGGCGTGTGCAATCACTTTAGGAAGAAAAGAACCGTGTAAAGATTCCGTGGGCGGTCTTAAAAATATCTATTTTGTAGAGTTTGGTTTACTTGGTACGGTAAGCTATGACAATACAGCTACGGATGTTATAGACAACTTAACGGGTTCTACAATCGGAGGATCAGCAAACTCACTAACTGCTTTTAAATACGAATTAAAAGGAACCGCAAACACTTTCGAGCAAGCTATAACTGCATCGAGAGACAATGGTACGGTATTCTTTGAACAGACGTTAAATATAACGTTAAAAAAATTGTCGGCTTCCGATAATAAAGAGCTAAAATTACTGTCTTACGGACGTCCTCATATATTAGTGGAGGATAACAACGGTAATTGTATGCTAATGGGACTAGAACACGGTGCGGACGTAAGTGGCGGAAGTATAGTGACCTCTGGAGGAATGGGAGACCTCTCCGGATACACTTTAACGTTTAGTGCTTCTGAGAAAGTTCCGGCTAATTTCTTAGAGATTACTCAATTAACTACGGCGGTGGATTATCCGTTTACTGTTCAGGATTTCCCTGGATTAGATGGAACTATTGTTATTACTTCGGGTACAAATACATAATAAGTTTTGTTTTGATAAATTAGGGGGCTTTATGCCCTCTTTTTTATGTTTTAACTTTAACAAAAAATCATTTTTTTTATTATTATATTATGATAGTCTTAAAAGAAAGCAATAACGCACAAAATATAAACTTTATACCAAGAGAATATATATCAGGAGCATCTTATACGATTAATATTGTAGATGAAACTAAAAATAAAAATGTATATACTCAAGCGACAACCGCTATAAGTCAAGTACTATATTATAATAGGTTTAACGCATCTTTTACAACTTTAAAACAAGGAATATATTATATGCTTACTATTTTGTCTGGTACTAACGTTATATTTAAAGATAAAATATACTGTACTAACCAAACTAATCTACCTCAATATACGATTAATAGCGGGGAGTATACTTCTAACGTCACTACAAACGAATTTATTACAATCTAATGGATAACCTACATATAGTAAATTTATCGTCTTATAACCGTCCTAAAATAAGCGAGGATAAGCGTAAAGAATGGGTAAATTACGGAGAGGATAATAATTACTATCAATACTTAATAGATCTATATACCGAATCGACAACTAATAACGCAATTATAAACGGAATTAGTAATATGATTTACGGGCGAGGTTTAGACTCTTTAGATAGCAATAAAAAGCCAAACGAATACGCTCAAATGAGATCTATATTTTCGGATCATTGTTTAAGAAAAGTTGTCTTAGACTTAAAACTATTAGGAGAAGGTAGCTTTCAAGTACTTTATAAGAATTCGCAAGTATATAAAGCGGAGCATTTTCCTAAACAAACTTTGAGACCCGAGAAATGCAACGAAGAGGGCAAAATAGAGGGTTATTATTACTCTCCGGATTGGTCTAAAATGAAGCCAAACGAAAAACCTACTAGAATAGCGGCTTTTGGTTTTGGTAACGGTAAAGAGCCGGAAATTAAAATTATTAAAAGATACGTAAGTGGCTACGATTATTTCTGTCCTGTCGATTACCAAGGCGGTCTAGCTTATGCCGAGATAGAGAGCGAGGTAGCGGATTTTCTTATAAACGACGTTAAAAATTCGTTTAGCGGAAGTAAAGTCGTAAATTTTAATAATGGCGTGCCTGATAAACAAAAACAAATTGAGGTTAAAAACGACGTAATGTCTAAGTTAACCGGTGCAAGAGGCGAAAAGGTAATTATAGCTTTTAACAATAACGCCGAAAGTAAAACAACCGTAGACGATATACCATTAAACGACGCCCCGGCTCATTACGAATACTTATCTAATGAATGTAGCAATAAGTTAATAGTTGCGCATAGGGTTACGAGTCCTTTACTTCTAGGAATGAGAACAGACTCAAACGGTTTAGGCTCTAATGCGGACGAAATAAAGACCGCTGCGCTACTTTTTGATAACATAACTATAAAACCATACCAAGACCTAATAACGGAATGTATGGACGATATATTAGCCGTTAACGGTATTAGTTTAAAACTTTACTTTAAGACATTGCAACCTTTAGCATTTATTGATACCGAAAACGCTATAACGGAAGAGTCGAGAGAAGAGGAGACCGGAATAAAACAAGAGTATACGTTAAGAAGTCAAGTCGTAGACAAAGATTTTGCAATTATAGACGATAGATTAGGATACTCAACGAAAGAGATGGCTATAGAAGCCGCTAAAAATATAGGATGCGAGGGTTACCACGAACACGAATACGAGGGTCAGGTTTGGTATATGGCTTGCGAAGAGCATAAAAAAGATAATTTAAATAAACAGAGTTTTAACGACGATGAAATGTTTAATTTATTAAGCGAATTCGGAGAGGAAGAAAATTTAGACGAATGGGAATTAGTAGACGAAAGAGAAGTAGATTACGAACAAGAAGACGCCTTAGATAAAATGATTGGATTAGCTTCTACTGGAACCGCTAAACCTAACTCAAAATCTAAACAAGATAAAGAGGTTCGAGGCGTTAAATTTAAAGTACGTTATAAGTATAGTCCCGATCAAACTTCAGCAAATAGTCGAAAATTTTGTGTTAATATGACAAAATCCAATAAGTTATACCGTAAAGAAGATATTATATCGATGGGTAATAAACCCGTAAACAAAGGATGGGGAGAAGGAGGAGCCGATACGTACAGTATCTGGCTTTATAAAGGCGGTGGTAATTGTCACCATAAATGGCTGAGACAAACTTTTAAAGGAAAAACCGAAGGAAACTTAGCAAACTTAGATCCTAATATTTCGACTAATAAAGCAAGAAAAGACGGATTTAACCCGGTTAACGAAAAAGAGGTATCTATGAAGCCAAAAGATATGCCTAACCAAGGATTTGTAAATAAATAAGAAAATGGCAGAAGCACTATTTGTAACTAGAAAAGATATAGTAAAGTATACTTCGGTATCCGGAGAGGTTGATACAGATAAATTTATACAGTATGTGAAGATAGCTCAAAATATACATATACAAAATTATATAGGTACGGATCTATACGATAAAATTTCAAATCATATAATCGCAGATAATTTATCGGGGCATTACGAGACGCTAGTAGAGACTCATATAAAACCTTGCTTAGTTCATTGGGCGATGGTCGAATTTATTCCTTTTAGCGCCTATACTATAAGTAATAAAGGAGTTTTTAAAGGGACTAGCGAAAATAGCGAAAGCGTTAGTAAAGAAGAGATAGACTTTTTAATAGAAAAAGAACGAACTACGGCGCAATATTATACGGATAGAATGATAGACCATTTTTCTTTTTTTGCTTCTACGCGGTACCCGGAATATTATACAAATAATAACTCTGACGTTTACCCGGATAAAAGTGCGGACTTTAGCGGATGGGTTTTATGATTAAAATAAGAAAATACAAGCCTAAACAAATAAACGTAGTTAAATTAAAAAACTATTTAAATAAGTTATATAACAAAAAGGTTAAAATTTAATTATATATATATGGCTAACAATATAAACTGGGGTAAAGTATATTGCTCAATGATAACCGATAGCGGTTTTGGAAAAGATCCGGCTTATTCAACTATGGCTATACCGGATATTTCGGCTCCGGCTTGTTGGAGTACCTTTCCTTTAACGGCTGATTTAACCCAAATTTCTGGAACTCCGTTTTTAGCGGATACAACATTATATAAAGCGGATGCAACACAATTATAAAAAAAATATAAACTAAAATGGCTAAACAAGTTATAGGGGTAGGTTCTGTACCCAACGACAATACTGGTGATAGTATCAGAGACAGTTTTATAAAAGTCAATTCTAATTTCACGGAACTGTACACGGACGACGCAGGAGATGTTAATAGTATAACGGCAACGGCTCCAATCGTAAGAGATTCGGCAACCGGGGCGGTAACTATTTCGTTAGCAAATGCGGGAGTTACTTTCGCTAAAATGCAAAACGTCGCCGCTAACTCTATTCTAGTAAGAGATGCAAATAGTAGCGGAGTATTAACCGAAAAGGCTTTAGCGACTACACAAATCCTAATAGGAGACGGTACCGGAATGACTGCCGCCGCTTTAAGTGGTGATGCTACAATGACAAACGCCGGAGTAGTTTCTATAGGAGCAAATAAAGTAATTACGGATAAAATCCTAAATAACAACGTAACCATTGATAAAATGGCAAACGATTCCGTAGGCGCAGACGAACTTGTGGACAACTCGGTAGGAGCCGCCGCCTTAAATGTATCGGGTAACGGATCAAATGGAAATATTTTAAAGTCCGACGGAGACGGTTCTTTTAGTTGGATCGCAAACGATGTAGGAGATATTACTGGCGTTGCAGCCGGAAACGGTTTGACCGGAGGAGGTACCGCCGGAGATGTAACTTTAACGGTAGGAGCCGGAACTGGAATAACAGTAGGTACAAACGATATATCATTAACCGCCGGAGGAATAACCTCGACTCAATTAGGAGCCAACTCCGCAACCCCGGCAAAAGTTTCTCTATTTGACGATGCAGCCGCCGCAACGAATACACATATTTTAGTAGCTGACGGAACGGATTTTATAAATAAAGCGGTATCGGGAGATGCAACTTTAGCAAATACGGGAGCTTTAACTATTGCAGCGGATGCGGTTACCTACGCTAAGATGCAAAATTTAGCTACAGCAGATAGAGTATTAGGTTCAACAAGTACGGGAGTAATTGGAGAGGTTCAAATTGTTGCGGATATGGTCGCTTCTAATGCGGTAACTACTGCAAAGATTCTAAACGATAATATTACACACGATAAACTCGAGAATCGATATACAGCGGTTTCTTCTGTTACAAATAGAAGCGGAGCAACTACTATAGATTGGGGAGCAGCAGCTATTTTTGTTATGGCTAACAGTTTAAATGGTGGTATTGAGTTTGATTTTACAAATTTTAAAGCGGGTCAAGTAATTGATATATGGAATTTAACAGGAGCGCAAACAATAACCCTTGACTCAAATGCAGGAACATCTGAAGCTTTTTATAAAGTTGGGGGAATTAATTATGTTGGTGGTTCAACTAATCTTTTACAAATAACCTGTTTAGACGATTCAACCAATGCAAAATTTGCTTATGTAGTACAGGCATACGTTTCAGATACAACGGTTTAAAAAAAAAATATGGCTTTAAGAAATAGACTATACATTGCGGCTGCTCCAGTTGTAGATTACAATATTGATTATTTAGTTATTGCAGGTGGTGGAGCAGGCGGTAACGGTCGTGGTGGTGCTGCTGGAGCAGGTGGATATAGGGCTGTATCTTCGTTCACACTTAATGGTGGAACTACTTATACAGTTACTATTGGGGCAGGTGGTTCTGGTTCTACTCCCCCATCTAATGGCAATAATACAACATTTGACCAAACTACATCAACAGGTGGTGGCGCAGGCGGAAGTACTAACGTTGCACCAACTGCAGGACAAACTGGTGGTTCTGGTGGTGGTGGTGCGGGTATTACTCCTGGAAATAATAATAATGGGGGTGGTAGAACAACAAATCCAGTACAGGGAAATTTAGGTGGTAATGGTAATTATGCACCTAGTGGCGGTGGTCGTTTTGGCGGTGGTGGCGGTGGCGCAGGAGCTGCCGGATCTGATGCTACTGGCTCAAGCGGTGCTAATGGTGGTTCTGGTGCAAGTTCTAATATTACAGGAAGCAGTATTACTCGTGCAGGTGGTGGCGGTGGTGGAAATGGTTCTAATGGTCACGGTGTTGGTTCTGGTGGTTCTGGCGGTGGCGGTGGCGGTGCTAAACCAAATTCATCACCCGGAAACGGAAGTACTAGTACTGGTTCTGGCGGTGGCGGTGGCGGTGATGGAGCAGGCGGTACAGGTGGTTCTGGAGTAGTAATACTTAAAATTCCAACCGCAAATTATTCTGGAAGTTCGGCAGGTTCGCCAACGGTTTCAACAAGCGGAAGTAATACAATATTAATATTTACAGGCTCGGGATCTTATACAGCATAAACTATGGCACATTTTGCAAAAATAAATTTGGATAATATAGTTGAACAAGTTATCGTAATAAATAACTCTGTTTTACTTGACGAAAACGAAAAAGAAAATGAATCTAAAGGAGTAGACTTTTTAAATTCTGTTTTTGGTTTTGCTCAATGGGTGCAAACTTCTTATAATGGAAATTTTAGGAAACAATATGCAGGAGTAGGATATACTTACAATTCAGAAAAAGATAAATTTATAACTCCACAACCTTTTGAGTCTTGGGGACTAGATAGTAAAGATGACTGGCAACCGCCAACACCAAAACCAACTGATGGAGATTTTTATTCTTGGAATGAAGAAAATCAAATTTGGGATTTAATAGAATAAAATGGAAGAGTTAAAGATTGCAAGTTTTAATTTTTTTGCTTTAGCTTTAAACTTAAGTAAAGCAAATCCTACCTTACAAACAATTAGTTTAGTTTTAGCAATAGCATACACGGGTATATCAATTTATAATAAGCTGAAAAAATGAATCTACCAAAGAATGGAGTGGCAAGAGATCTGAGGCATTATAGCGGCGCCCTGCTTATCTTTCTTTTCATTGTGGGGCTAGTAGTCGTTTTTATACAATACCCCGTCTTAGACTCTAATAAAGAAGTGGTAATGATGTTAGTAGGTACGCTCTCGGCTTCTCTAGCGATGGTAATAAGTACTATAACGGGCTCAAAACCGGACGACATTAACGCTCTTAAAAGCAAACTAGATAGTAGAGAGCAAACTATCGAATCTTTAACTAAGAGCAAAGACGAATACGAGCAATTAATAATAAATCTTCAAAAAGAAATGCTTAAAAATCAGGACGAAATGTTTGATAGAATTATGCTAAAAGAAACCCTAGACTATGATAGTAAAAAAAACAATAAATAAAATTAAAAAATTTAGTTTTAAAACAATAAATAAAATAGCGGATTGGACTTTAAATAACTTTAAAAGTAATAACATTTATAATAAAGGAAAAGTTATTTTTATTTATACTATCTTACTATTGATTTTAATTAAAATTATAACTTTATAAATGTCTTATTTTGAATTACAAGAGTTTGAAGATCCAACGCTCCCGGGTAGCGGTGTTAATATGGATGTTAATTTTTTGCGAATGCTCAACGATGCACGTAAAATTTCAGGGATTCCGTATAAAATTACGTCAGGATACCGGAGCATCGAACACAATAAAACCGTGGGAGGCGTTATTAATTCCAGCCATCTTACCGGAAAAGCCGCAGATATTGCCGTGGGAGGAGGCTCTCAAAGATACGTTATTATTAATTCCCTTATCAAAGCGGGGTTTAAAAGACTGGGCGTGGCGAAAACCTTTATACACTGCGACACGGACGAAAGCAAACCGAACTCCGTATGGACTTACTAACACGGTAGGTAATACATTATGCCTGAAAAGAAAAAAATAAAAGACACGGTAGTGGGTAAGTTTTTACTCTCTAAAATTCCTAACGTTGTTTCAGCTATTGCTGATAATACGGCGGTTGGAAGCGTCTTAAAAGCTATTATAGGAGGCTCCGATATGAACGAAGGAGATAAACAAATAGCGTTAAAAAAACTTGATATAGAGCGAGCCGAAATAGACGGAACTACAAGACGCTGGGTGGCGGACGCTAGGAGCGGCTCTTGGTTATCTTCAAACGTTAGACCTTTAACTTTAGTATTCTTAACCGTAAGTTATGTAATAGGATGGTATTTAGGCTATCCTTTAGATTCTATAACCGGGCTTCTGAGTATCGTGATTGGAGGATATTTCGGAAGCCGTGGAGTCGAAAAAGTATTTGGCAATAATAAACATCAATAAGAAATAGAATAGTAGTTATAAACAATTCTATATAAATACTTGATTCTTAAAAAAAAACTAAATACCTTTGGTGGGTAGTGGGAAAATTACGTTATATATATTTTAAAGTTTTTTTAAAAAAACAAATTATTAATTATTAAATTAAATAAATGTCAGACGATTTTACTATAAGAAGATTAGCCGAAAAAATAGCTATTGATTTTAATAAGTCTATACAAGAAAGAACCGACCAACTTTTAGAACTTGACGCAATCCAGTACCAGAATCTGGGAATTGACTCCAAACTCGTAGAGAAAAAAAAAGTTAAGTCCGATAGTAAATACATTTATAAACAAATAAAAGGAATAGACGAAAAGTTAGGAACGGATTTAATTAGTCATATGGATGCCTAAAATTAAAAAACCATCTAGGAGTAAACTAATAAAAAAACTTGATGCGGTATTTAGTCAATATATAAGATTAAGCAATGCGGACAACGATAAAAATTGTGTTTGTATTACTTGCTCTAAAGTATTCTTTTGGAAAGAAATCCAAGCGGGGCACTTTATGAGTAGAAAACATTACAGCACGAGATGGTCAGAAGAGAATGTAAAGCCTCAATGCTGCGGCTGCAATGTCTTTAAATATGGAGAGCAGTATAAATATTCTATTTTTTTAGGAAAAAGACTAGCAGAAGAGTTATATTTGAAAAGTAAAGAAATAGTAAAATATTCAAACGTCGATATTATAGAAATGATTGAGACGTATAGTAAGAAACTAAAAAAACTATTATAATATTCTTTGTGTTTAATTTGTTCTTTGTTTGAAAAGGGGTAGCAGAAATGTTGCTCCTTTTTTTTGTTAATTATTTTTTCGTATCTTTATACTATGGAAAATCAAACAAAGGCAGAACTCTACGGTAAGATCTTAGAACTGCAATACGAAAACAAACAATTATTAAACCAATTAAAAATACAAAGCAATGGCAACTAAAGAAAAAATTACCTTATCTATAAACGAAAAGCTATTTAACTTACAACAAGAAATCGGAACGATAAGTAAAGACGCTAAAAACCCGTTTTATAAATCAAAGTATTTCGATATTAATTCTTTAATTAAGCAATTACAACCGCTTTTTAAAAAACATAAACTTTTATTATTACAACCAATAGAGGAGGATATGGTTTATTCGAAATTAATATGTATTGATTCCGCACAAGGAGTTATATCCGCTTTAAAATTACCGGAAATAAACGACCCACAAAAATTAGGATCGGCGATAACTTATTACCGCAGATATACTTTAGCAAGTCTTTTAGGACTTCAAGCGGTAGACGACGACGCAAATATAGCGAGCGGACTTACTAACGTTAATAAAGCTCCGGTATCTAATGGAGCAATTAAAGACGAAGATAAACCTTGGTTAAATAAAGATACTCCGGAATACAATAAGGCAATAGCTCATATAAAAGGAGGTGGTAAAATGGAAGCTATAGAAGCTAAATTTAAAATGAGTAAAGCGATAAGAAGTGAGTTATCTGGGCTGTAGAGTAAAAACTGGGTATTATAAAATCAAATACAATAATCAAATAATAAAATCTAAATTTATGGAAATTACAGGAACGTTAAAATTAATTGGAGAAACGATAACGGGAACTTCAAAAAAAAATGGTAACGAATGGAGTAAACAACAGATAGTTGTTACAACAAACGATACTTATCCTCAAGATATTGCAATCGACTTTATGGGAGATAAAATCTCTCAACTTACTCAATATAAAGTAGGGAGTCCGGTAGTTGTATCTATTAATATAAAGGGTAACGAGTATAACGGAAAATACTATAATAGTATTAACGGATGGAAAATAGCCGCTACCGTTGGTCAAGTAGGCAACGAAGACCAAAACCCGGCAAGAGAAGAAATATCGGCGGACGCACCTTTTTAATTTAATTAGGGGGTTAATAGCCCCCTTTATTTTTATATATGCTAAAGACATTAAAAGAAGGAGATCCCTTTCCTATGGATTTTTGGAATTATAGAGTAAATCATATTACCGGGTTTAATATACCAAAGCCGGAGACTCAAAACAGAAAAACGGAATTGAAATACAATAAAACACCACAAAGTTTATGATAGCACAAGCAAACAAATTACAAGATAAAATACTAGATATTAAATACGGTAGAATTAAAGAAGGCTTAAAAATAGGAATTCCAGAGATTGACGAATTTTTTAGATTTAAATATGGATCGTTTAGTTTAATAATCGGGCACGCAAATGTTGGCAAAACCACTTGTATAATTTATTTGTTTGTTCTTTGGGCGGTTAAGCATAATCTTAAATTTTTAATATGGTCAAGCGAGAACACGCCTCAAAGTATTTTAAGAAAAATAATAGAGTTTAAAATGGGCTTACCAATCCAAAAAGCAAACGACGACCAAATTAAAGTAGCAGTAGAATGGGCAAACAATCATTTTAAAATTATAGACGTAGACGAATTATATAC